CAATATTATATGCAATTTTATAGATTTCTACAAACACCACCTGACGAGAAGCTTGGGGCAAATTCTTATGTTGATACTAGAACAATTTGGAATTCTGATATAAATTTAAATTGTACGTATTGTTTTCTCTCTAATGATGAATCCAAACTCTTTGCGAAGAACGAACAAAAATATTTATTTAAGCAAATATATGAAAGACCTTACTATAACATAACTGGTCAAAACAAGATTGATTTGGATTCGATTGGTATGATTGTCAGTTGGATGTTTTATTTACAAAGAAGTGATGTAAATTTATGAAATCAATGGTCAAATTATACAAATTGGCCTTACAACTATATGCCGCAAGATGTTACACCAGCGCCAGCTAGCGGTGATTATCCTAATCCGTTTCCGTCTCCAATTCCACTTGGACCTGGAACAAACCCAAATGGCACACCGAGCAACCTATATGTTACTGGTGTGTATAATCCTCAAAATATTCAATATATTCTTGTCGCATTAGGAATACTTTTAGATGGACAATATAGAGAGAATATGTTGCCATCAGGAGTGTATAATTTTGTAGAAAAATATGTAAGAACTGCTGGCAATGCGCCTCAAGGGTTGTATTGTTACAATTTTTGTTTAGATACTTCACCATATACTTTACAGCCTTCAGGTGCTATGAATATGAGTCGTTTCACTAATGTTCAATTTGAATTTACGACTATTAGTCCTCCTTTAGACCCTTATGCGCAAGTTTTAACGATTTGCGACCCTACAACGGGTGAATTAGTTGGTATTAACAAACCAACGTGGCGTATATACAATTATAACTATAATTTATACCTTATGGAAGAGCGTATGAATATGGTAATATTTGTTGGAGGCAATGCTGGTCTATTATATGCTACGTAAATTTTTGTAGTATTATAAAATATGTATAAAAAAATATAAAATGTGTAATATATACTAATATATGTTACACCTTAATAGATATATATTTTATTCTGTTTGTGATAAAGATATTGATAAATATAATGACATAGTAGATACCATTAGAAGTGAATATATTAGCCTAGTAAACCAACTAAATTATGTTACGAAATGTTGTGAAGTTAGAAAAATAATACATGAACTAATTGGTGTAGTTGCCATATTTGATGGTTCAAATTCGGAAGTTATGTATATTCTAAAATCTATTTTACACATAGACAAGAAGCGTGATGATTTTTCTATGTATAAGTATTATATTGATATATTGTTACAGATTGATTATACCAAAATGTTTTGATTTATTTTTCTTTAAGTTACTTTTATAATATATATTTAAAGTAACTTAAAGAACGAAGGGGCGGGAAGGAATTATTTTTTCCCAAAAGTATTTTAGGTTTTGGATTTTGGACATTTATAAATGTCCATTTTTCAAAAGTGCTTACATTTTGGGGGTAAAAGGGAAGCCGCCACTGCATATTTGAAAATTATCGTCTGGTTACTTTTAAAATATTTTTAAATTTGTTACCATATTTTTTTTTATTATTTTGTCGGAAAATGATTTAGGAGATTTTTTGTTAGTATATATTACTAATGAAAAATCTCCAAAAATCTCCAACAGAATTTTGTTGCGACTCATGTCAGTATAAATGCTTTAAAAACAGTGAATGGTTAAAACATATATCAACCCAAAAACACATAAGGCTAAAAAATGCTAATTTAGACGAACCAAAAAATCTCCTATATATTTGTGTATGTGGAAAGGAATATAAACATGTGACATCATTATGCAAACATAAAAAGAACTGTATTATTGTTAATAATTCATCATGCTCAGTTCAAAATCCTATAAATGATAGCAGTGCTTTGACAAATTTAGTTTTGGGAGTAATAAAAAATAATAATGAACTGCAAAAACAATGTATGGAATTACAAAAACAAAATCAAGAGTTTCAAAATAAAATTCTAGAATCCTTTCAAGAAGTTTGTAAAAATGGAACTCATAATACTACATACCACACTAATTCACATAACAAGTCATTCAACTTACAATTCTTTTTAAATGAAACATGTAAAGATGCTATGAATATTATGGATTTTGTTGAATCCATTCAGTTACAACTTTCTGATTTAGAAAAGGTAGGAGAAATTGGTTTTGTAGAGGGTATTTCTAATATTATTGTGAAAAACTTAAAAGCACTTGATGTTACTCAAAGACCTGTTCATTGTACTGATAAAAAGAGAGAAGTTCTATATGTAAAAGATGAAGATAAATGGGAGAAACAAGATGAAGATAATATGAAACTAAGAAAGGTAATTAAAAAAGTTACAGATAAAAATATGAGATTAATACCAAAGTATAGAGAGAAGTATCCTGATTGTAACAAAAGTATTTCAAGATATTCTGACCAATATAATAAAATTATTGTAGAATCCATGGGTGGACCTGGTGACAATGATCATGAAAAAGCGAGTAAAATTATTAAAAATATTTCCAAACAGGTGCTTGTAGAAAAGGAACAAGAATCTGATACTATTTAAGTTACTTTAAATATATATTCTAAAAGTAACTTAAATAACGATGGGTCGGGAAGGAATATTTTTTTCCCAAAAGTATTTTAGGTTTTCAATTTTGGACATTTATAAATGTCCATTTTCCAAAAGTCCTTATATTTTGGGGAAAAAAGGAAGCCGCCACAGCATAATTGAAAATTACCGTCTTGTTACTTTTAAAATATTTTTTAGTTTGTTACTGTAATTTTTTTATTATTTTTGCTGAAAAGGATTTAGGCGTTTTTTATATTTCCAATATATAGATAAATGGATACGATTTTTACGCCAAAAAACGCCGAAAAATACTGCTCAACTTGTGATTTTAAATGCTGTAAAAATAGCGATTGGATTAGACATATTAACACCAAAAAACATGTTTATCGTCACAATGGAAATAACGTGGAAATGAATTTTACGCCATACATTTGTAATTGTGGAACAACATATTCAACAAATTCTGGTTTATGGAAGCATAAAAAGAGCTGTAAATTTATAGAATCTAAAAATGATGATAGCATTGTTAAGAATCAAACTACAGATAAAGACCTTATTATGCTTCTTATCAAAGAAAACTCAAATTTAATAAAAGAAAACAATGAATTTAAAAGTATGGTTGTGGAACAACAAAATATGATGATGGAAGTTATTAAAAATATTTCCAAACAGGTTCTTGTAGAAAAGGAACAAGAAGTTGATGCTATTTAAGTTACTTTAAATATATATTCAAAAGTAACTTAAAGAAAGTTGGAAGGAAGGAATTATTTTTTCTCAAAAGTATTTTAGGTTTTGAATTTTGGACATTTATAAATGTCCATTTTTCAAAAGTGCTTACATTTTGGTGGAAAAAGGAATCCGTCACTGCATAATTGAAAATTACCGTCTGGTTACTTTTAAACTATTTTTAAATTTGTTACTGTAATTTTTTATTATTTTTGCGGAAAAGGATTTAGGAAACTTTTCTGTAACCTATTTATATGGAAACTTTGGTGACAGAAAGTTGCTGTAATAATATTTCAAAATTTTGTTGTGTTTCGTGTAACTATAATACCTCTAAGAAAAGTAGTTTTGATAAACATTTATTAACATCTAAACATAGCAAGCTAACCGTAGCTAACAATTTAAGTTGCCATAATGATATTAAAAAATATACTTGTGATATTTGCAATAAAATATATGATTCCAGAAATGGATTGTGGAAACATAATAAAATATGTAAATACGCAAATACATGTGAAACTGTAGTGGAAGAAAATAAAATTATTGAAAATCAAAATAACGAAATTCAAGAGCTCAAAGAATTTATGAAATACTTGATGAAAGAGAATTCAGAAATGAAACATATGATGATGGAAGTTATTAAAAATGGAACACATAATACTATAAATAATAATAATAGTCATAATAAATCATTCAATTTACAATTCTTTTTAAATGAAACATGTAAAGATGCGATGAATATTATGGATTTTGTTGAGTCAATTCAGTTACAACTTTCTGACTTAGAAAGGGTTGGCGAAGTTGGTTTTGTAGATGGAATTTCTAATATTATTGTAAAAAACTTAAAAGCATTGGATGTAACTCAAAGACCTGTTCATTGCACTGATAAAAAAAGGGAAGTTCTATATGTAAAGGATGAAGATAAATGGGAGAAACAAGATGAGGATAATATGAAACTAAGAAAGGTAATTAAAAAAGTGACAGATAAAAATATGAGATTAATACCAAAGTATAGAGAGAAATATCCTGATTGTAACAAAAGTATTTCAAGATATTCTGACCAATATAATAAAATCATTGTAGAATCAATGGGCGGACCTGGTGACAATGATCATGAAAAAGCAACCAAAATTATTAAAAATATATCCAAACAGGTTCTTGTAGAAAAGGAACAGCCGTTCGAGAGCATTTAACCTAAATAAGCATTGGATGCGATTGGTCCATCCTCTATAAATTCGCCAGTTAAACTATAACGTTTGGGATAATTTGGCATGTATTGAAGTCCAGATGGTTTATATCTTTGGTTAAATAGTTTTTCACCTTCATTAAAAGATGACGACCATGTATTTATACCGAAATTCGCAGAAGGAGGTTTAGAAAAAAGGTCATTAGTAATTAATTTAGCTTGAGTTCCAATATCAGAAGTTAATTCAGAATATTGAGGTGTAACTCCTAAACTCAATTTACCAGCATCGTTATCACCTGGAACGTTCGTGACACTTTTTGTAAGTGGAGGCACATATGGCTGACAACCAGGACAATCTATATCTGTAAAACATTGTTGTCCAGTTATAGCGCAACGAGCTGTTGGTCCGCAAAAATTTTTACAGCTATAAGTTGTAGTTAATGGTAGATTCACTGTATGACTGGTTTCCCCAGACACACTTTCTTCAACGGGTCCTGGTGTGAAACATTCTACAACATATTTATTTAAAGTTAAATAATCAATCCATTTGAAAATACCAGCAAATAGTATAAAACTAATGACTATTAAAAATAAAATATTATATTGATTTTTTGAAATATCCATATAATATATTTTTATATTTTATTTTTGATTTTTATAATAGCATAAAGTAAATAATTGATTTAGAAAGAACTCTAAAAAATCCTCTATAACAAATTAAATAATAAATAATTTTATATCTTTTTAATATAAGTAATGACTGATTCCAATGATACTTCAGCTATTGATAATAAAAATAAAGAAGCCAACTCTACTCAACCTGGGTTAGCGTCGAATATTTTCAAGTTTTTACAATCAGTAATATTATTAATCGTAATTTTTGTGGTGTATTTTTCATTTGGAGGTCTTATATTGTATGGTTGTAAATTAGGTCAATCAAATATATTGCCTACGGATAAAAAATGTTATCCATACGATGACGTAAAACCTGACATTCAACCAGTAAAAATAAATGTTTTTACTACAATGTTTGAAGAACCTCAACAATCTATGAAAATGACCTTTCCATATGATGTGTATAATTCATCGAATAAAATCATAGACATGTTTCGTAAATATAAACAAGAGCCAAAGTCTAATTTTATGGCTAATTATTTTATTTCAATCATGGAAGATATGATTAAATTTAACTATTCATCCTTGAATTTTATTTTAAATTTACTAAATGGGTGGCCTGAAATGTTGGTTATATTATTTGGTCCAATTATTTTGCCATTTTTTACAAGTCTAATATTTTTATTTGACCATATATATCTTATTTATTTATGGTTCGCAAATATGGGATGGTTTTTTAAACAAAATACGAATAGTGATTTAAATCACGGACCTGTATGGGAAAATGTGACAATAATAGAACCAATTGATTATTGGTGTTCGGTAGCACTTGTTATATTATTTTTATTTTTATTTTGGTTTTTATTAGCGTCATTGCCCGTATTACCATCTTTAACAATGTCATGGTGTTTATTTTCTTGTGCTACTTATACAGCTCAAATGAATGGCAAACATATTTCAGCATTAACTATTATTAGAGACATATTTAAATATCATAAGGTGTTATTTATGTCTATATTTAGTTTTTTTATTATAGTTAACGCATTTGGAATTTTAGGAACAATTCCAGGAATATTTTCAATCATAACTCTTATATTAATTTATTTTGGAATAATTTCAATTGATGCGTTCAAAGTTATAAATCCAGAAAATCTTTCTCCAGTCTCTAGTTATGACCAAGCAAAAAAAGTATGTACTGATAAAGCTAATAAACAAAAACATCATGGTCTATTGTATCATTTAATTTTTGGACAAGATGGTGGTAGTATAACAAAAGAGTTGAAAACCATTGGTAAAAAACTAAATAGTAAATAAGTATTATAAAAAATATATATTAAAAAAATAAAATACTATATTATAATTAGATGGGTAAAACAAAAAAAAATGCTAATAAACAGCCTTTTGTAACATTATGTACACCTACTTTTAATAGAAGACCATTTATACCCATAATGTTAAAATGTTTTGATTATCAAACATATCCAAAGGATAAAATCGAATGGATTATTGTGGATGACGGAAGTGATAAAATAGAAGACCTTGTCACTCATGTTCCTCAAATAAAATATTTTAAGTATGATGAAAAATTAACACTAGGAAAAAAAAGAAATATTTGTAATGAAAAAGCAAAGGGTGACATAATTATTTATATAGATGATGATGATTATTATCCACCAGAGAGAATTAGTCATGCGGTTGATACCTTGATAAAAAATCCAAAGGCATTATGTGCTGGGTCTAGTAGTATGTTTATACATTTCAAACATATAAACAAAATGTATCAATTTGGACCATATGGACCTAATCATGCTACTGCTGCTACTTTTGCTTTTAAAAAAGAGTTATTAACTAAAACATCCTTCGATGAGAAATCATCAGTAGCGGAAGAGAGACATTTTTTAAAAGAATATACTATACCATTTGTTCAATTAGAATCAAAAAAAACAATATTGGTTTTTTCGCATAACCATAATTCATTTGATAAGAAAAAATTATTAGAACAAATGCCGAATCCAATGATTCATGATACTCCATTAGAACCTGCTGATATTGTAAAAGAACCCGAAATATTAGATTTTTTTATGAAAGATATAGACCAATTGTTAGAAAATTATGAACCTGGAAGACCAGAGCATAAACCAGATGTGACTAAACAATTAGAAGAAATTAAAGAAAAAAGAGAAAAAATGATTCAAGAACATCACATGAAAAAAAAGGAATATAATGATGTTATGAATAAATTAAATATAATAAATAATCCACAATTTGCTGAAAATAAAATTAATGAATTAACTGTTATAGTTCAAGAATTAACAAATGAAAATAATGATTTGAAGAATAAATTGAAATATTTGGAAGATAAATTTAAACAACTTATTAGTAGTAAGATACAAGAAAAAATATTGGATAAAAAAAATGATGTGTAATTTCTAATCCTTTATATTTATTATAAAATAATATTAATAAATAGACTTAAAGATATATGTAATAAATACATTATATACATATAGCAAGAAATGGATTACATTGATAATTTTCACCCCACACTTAACAACAATGATTTATATTCAGATGCTGATACAAAAGAATTTGAGAGAAATAAGAAAAATGATAGAGGGTATAATAAATTGTTTAGAATGGTTAAGCGTGGTGATATAATAAAGAGAACTAAGGTTGAGGTTTATACATCTGGTGATGTAGGGTCTAGCATTAGAGATGCTGAAACTGGCAATTACTATTCAAGTATAGTTGGAACTGCTGATGAAGACCTATATTTTAAAGTTGGTATATCAACTGGTGAATGTAAAAGTGCGAATGGTTCTACTACGCTCTTTTATTTATCGCCTCAACATTATATGAAACATCAGCATACTGAAGTAGACCCATATGCTATTGAAAGGTGGGAAAATAAACGTGCTTTGCGTGTCGCAGAGACAAAGAATGTTAAAAAGGTGAATGTGGCTTCTTTTGTTGACAATTAATCATATTTTAACATTTAATACAATAAAAATTTAAAATAAAAACATTTAATACAATATAATGTTTTTATCTATTCTATCTTTTTTTTACATTCAAAAATATGGCATACAAACTTATAAAACTTATAAAGCAAATGTGCTTTTTAACAATAAACAAACAAAGTATACTGGGTATGATTACAGACCTGATAATAACACACATTGCTATGACATTCGTAAAATAGGAAAATTTATTGAAAAGAAAAAGTTACTTGATATATTAGAAAATAAGAAAATACCAATTTATAATAAATATTATTTATTACATGATAATAGTATTAAACCTCCAAACTTAAAAGCTGGAGGATTAATAAATGATTTTGATGATTAAAATTCTTCCTCTATTTCTTCATCTTCATCGATTTCTTTATCTATTGTTCCCGATGCGTTTTCTTTTGTATATTTTTCAAGATACCTATAAATTCTATTAATATCTAATTTTCCTATTTCATAGTTTTCAAAAAGAGCTAAAATTTGTGTATCATCGTATTTATTTTTAAGTTCAATAAAAAATCCAAATAAATCCTTTTTATCCATCCCCAACTTTTGACATAGTTTCTGAATAAATAAAGAATTATTGTATTCAGTTGAATATTTTGTTAAAACTTTTGTAAATCTTACCTCAGTTGGGTTATATTTTTGTTTAATTTTAAATTCTTCGTGATACAATTTATTATTTTTAAAAGTTTTAATTAAAGAACTCATTTCGTTAAATTGCCAAATTTGTTTTTGAAATGTAATTCTATCTATATAATCTGCGAAGCAAATATTTTCAAGTTGTTTAATGTAAAAAGGTATTGCTTGTTTTTTTTCAGCTTTATCAATTACGTCTATTATATTTTCATGCCATAATAAACCAACGCTAGTTCTATCGGTTTCATTCATGATATTATTATGTTGATTAAATGAATAATAATTACTGATAAGTTTGTTTGTTATTTTTTTCGTATCGTCGTTATATGATTTAATTTGAAAAATGTTTTCGATTATTTCACTATTAAATAAATCTGGTTTATTTTTATATATTGTATAAATATTATTCAACTTTCTTAAATCACCTTGAACAAATTTAACCATTTTATTTTTTATATTTAAATCTATTTTGGGTAATATTGTTTGTATTATTTGTGAAATTTGTGTCTCTGTTGGTGTTTTAAGTTCAACCGTATTACAAACCTTCATTAATTCTTTTATTTTTTTATCTATATGATAATTTCCTATACAAATAATAGGACTCATTGTGACCTCCTCTAATTTTTGTTTTTTTGTTTTTTTTGGTCGAATAAGCTTGATTAATGTATTTATTCCACCCTTATCTCCATTATTCATACCATCAATTTCATCCATTATAATTGCTATTTTTCTAATACTTTTATTGAATACACTCATAATATTTTTATCTGACATATTGTGTTTTGTAATATCTTCAATGACGGAAGTGTTCCTTATATCACCAGCGTCATATTTAATAATATCAAACCCCATCTCTTTTAAAATATTACACGCAAATTTTGTTTTACCACTTCCAGGGTCACCATAAATATATATACCTTTCTTAAAAAGCACATTATTTTTATTTTGCTCAAAAGAAGCAAGTATCTCTTTAATATTTGATGCTTTATCTTCTCTGTTAAGAATTTTATTTATATTTAATTCATCCATTTAATATATTAATAATAATCTTTTTATGTAGATTTTTATATAAACCAAGATTACAATTTTATATTACATATATTTTATACTAAATATATGGTAACCATTTTTATAAAAGCAATATTTATTTTGTTTCTATAATGATAACAAAATAAATACGTATGAGCTAAAATATAATGTAATTTTACACTTTTTTCATTTAGAGTAACGCGTATTTGTATATTCTGGCTGATTTTCCATTTTACATGCTAAAAGTAGTATAATTTATATTATTAGGGCTATTTAGTTGCTTAAACCGTCGGTTTGATTATATTTTACATGAAACCAAAAAGAAGCATAACAATTCAAATACTTAATACATTTATAAAAAAATTGAAACAAAATTTAAAAGCTAATAATTATCAAATTATTTAGTAAAATGGAATTTAATTCTCAACAACAAGGTTCGAATTGTTATGTGATTGCTTCGTTTATGGATATTTTTATGATAACCAAATTAAATAATAATAAAAAATGGATAAAAATATTAGGCAACTATTGGAGTACCATAAAAGATGTGTCTTTAGAAGAGACGAATAATGATGCTTGGACGGAGTTAGGCGACTTAATTGAAACAAATTTAAAAGAAAATTGGAAAAATGACTGGTTTGAATCGCAACTAATGGAACGGTATATTTACTCGATTAGCTGGTATCGGAATAATTTGAAACAAGACGAAAAATTTAAAAAGTATGCAGAACATTTTAAACAAAGGGATATAGAAGAATCTGAACGAGATAACTATTACTATTATGATAGCGATGAGAGAGAAGAACATGAACGTAAGTTACGTGAAGACGAGTTTGACGAATTTGAAGACTTCTAAATGTTTAAACTGTAGTATTACATGGATTATTCACACCATATGTAATACCATCCCATGTTACTCCGCAGTTATTTGCCCAATTGTATTTACTACACAATCCATTTGAACCTGTAAAAGCTGAACCATTGAAATTCATAGTTAAATGTTGTTGTCCAGACTGAGCAGGACAAGTTCCTAAATCTTTAATATTTGTACATGTAGAGTTATTACCAGAACCATCAATTTGCCAATAATCAGGACATGCTGGAACCATTGGAGGCCATTTATCCTTTTGCGCATAAGTTAAACTAAAAGCAATAATAATTAACGCTATAATCAAAATTATAATAGCACCAAAAAGAACAATTTTTTGAAATCCTTCCATATATAAAATAAATATATATTTTTTTCTATTTGGGTAATATAAATGAACAAAGTAAATAATGGACGTGTAGATATTAAAAGCCCAAATACTTCTACTTTATTTCAAATGTATGATAAAATACCAGCAAACCAATGTGCTACATTTAGGAACCCTACTGAAGGTTTATGGACAGATAGTCAATTATCAGATGTTTTTTTCTCTCGACAAAACATTCAAATATTACAAAATGGAATAAGAGCTGGTGTATATGATAGGTCAAACGGTCAATATGTAATTGGTCCTCAGGATTGTGAATCTCTTAAAATTGTTATGCGAAGTGTATTTTTACAACATTCTGCTAATCAACCACATAATATTTCTCAACAAATTAATGAATTAAATAAAATCGTATTGAACTATTGTATTCAACAAGTTTATAGTGAAGCACAAGGATATATGAAATATCTAGATGACGTTAGCACATTAGCTGTTCCAATTGCACATCCTGTAATGTCAAGCAATAATGACAGACAATTAGAATTAAAGAAATGGTTTTAAATCAAATATATTTTAAATGCTTATTATATATTTAATTTATGGATAAAATTGTCTTAATATGTGCTACTGGACGTTCTGGTTCTACAACTATGTTAAGAATTATTAATACAATACCAAATAGCAATATTTGTGGAGAGAATTTTGGCGCAATAAATAGTTTATTAGAGTTTTATAGAAGAACTAAATTGACTATTAAACAAGATGTAGGACAAGCATTCCCTAATACATATGAAAATATAATTGCGCAAAATATTAAACCAGCTTGGTATAATTCCTATAACTTTCAACAAGTTGTTCAAATGATAAAATATATGATAATACAGATGTTTAAAAAAACAGCAGATACCACATTATGGGGGTTTAAAGAAATACGTTATGACAAAGGCGATATTAACTATATAAAAGAATTTAAAGAATTATTCCCACAAACAAAAGTTATAATACAAATTAGAGAGAATATAAAGGCACAATCAGTAAGCAGTTGGTTTAAAAATGATAAAAATTCGGTTTATTATCTAGATAAATTAAATAACGAATTATTTGATTTTTATAACAACAATAAAGACTTTTGTTATTTTATAACATTTGAAAAAATGTTTGATAAACAAAATATAAAAGAATTATTTAAATTTATTGATTGCGAGGAACACTATAATGAATCGATAATACAGGAGGTTTTAAATAATAATATTAAGGACTAAAATTATCTGCTTCATACATGTAAAGATATATTTTCTGTGTTTTTTATAATATTATTATATATTTATAACGGTTTAAGATAATGGAAATGGAAAGGAAAATGAAGTTATTTGAACCATGGTTTTCACTGACCCATTTAAAAATTAAAACAATTGAGGGAAGACTACACGCACGCAATATACCTATTGCGGAAGGTGATGTAATTATTTTTACAAATAAGCAACTAGGGTTCGAAAGAAATATTCGTGTGAAAATTACAAAAATAAAAATATATGAATCATTTTATGATTATTTATCAAGTAATTCATTAAAAAAATGTTTGCCTAATTTTGATAATATTTCTGATGCGTTAAAATATTATGATAAAGTTTATAGCAAACAAGAACTAGAACAATTTTATGTAAAAGCAATTGAATATGATTTTTTATAAACAATATAGTGTTTTTACTTTACTAATATGATTTTGTAATCTTAGATAGGTTCTATATTTAGTCATCTTCAACCAAAATTTGTTTTTTAGTTTCAGAACCCTTTAACGGTTTTTTAATGACACCCTTTGTAAGAACCTTCTTTTTAATTTTTATTTCTTCGCCATTCATTAGCTTAGTCCGTTCATTCGTATATTCAATATATTGTTCTTTAAGAGTATCTAGTTCTGATACCCACATTTCATTTATAGTTGTCTTTATAATATTTTCTAGTTCTTTTTCTTTATTTTCCTTATCCTTCAATAATTTTTCTATGTTTTCTTCTGTTACTGAATCCATAGGCATCTTTGTCAAATATTTGTATTCAGTATCTTCATCAATAATATCATATCCCTTTTCGTTTAACATTTCAATAACTATTTCCTTTTTCTTTTTTCTTAAATCGATTGTCCCATCTAAATTCTCCTTAATATATTTAGCTTTGTTGGAAAGAAATGATAGCTCTTTTTTTAAAGCGCATATCATATATTCTTTTCTAGTTCCATACATTTTTAATCTAACCTCATAATAGGCGTCGATAATTTCTGATATTTTTTCATACTTTTGAAGTATATCGTCAGCATCAAATAGATGCATGTTAGTGCTGGAATTCGTAGTTTGTAGTTTGAGTAATTTTTCCAGGCCATTACAATCATGGTCACACTTTGTATTTTCTAATTCGTCTAATTTACCTTTTACAAATGTAATCGTAAAATCAACATTGGTATCTTTGCTCATATCATCATAATCTTTAATAATAGATGGGGGTTTCTTTCCATCCTTTCCAGCGTTTGGTTCTATTAACTCCTCTAACAATTCTTTAAAATCCTCGGTCCAGTAACCAATTGGTAACTCAGTGACTCTTATCCTATCAGGGGCTATTTTTTCATATAGCCCTTTAATTAAGAACTTGTCGTCATTAATTTTTGAAATTTTACCTTTAAACCCTTCATAATAAGGAATAAAATCAATTGACTCTTCTTTACATTGTAATTTATTTTTTAAATATTGAATAATTTGTAATGGATTATAACACATAATATCAGTGCTAAACCCAGTGCCTATTCCCTTTGAACCATTAACAAGAACCATTGGAATAATGGGCGCATAGTATATTGGCTCAACTTTTATACCATCGTCATTTAAATAATTTAATATAGCATCATCCGCAACTGGAAATATAGTCCTTGTTATTTTATTTAACTGAGTGAATATATATCTTTCAGAAGCACTATCTTTTCCACCTTGAAGTCTAGTGCCAAATTGCCCATTTGGCATGAATAAATTAATGTTATTCGAACCAACAAAATTTTGTGCCATACCAACAATAGCTGCGTTCAAACTAGCCTCACCATGATGATACCCAGAATGTTCTGAAACATAACCGCTAAATTGCGCCACCTTTATTTCAGTAGTTAAATTCTTTTTAAATCCAGAATATAATATTTTTCTTAAACTTATCTTAAGCCCATCCATCAAGTTGGGTATGCTTCTATCGCAATCATATTTTGAGAAATGTATCAATTCTCTGTTAATAAACTCTTCATAAGAAACATTTGTTTTAGAAGTGTCTAGATAAGCATCTCTATCATACTCTTTTAACCAATCCTTTCTGTCATCTGCTCTTTTTTTGTTGAAAACCATATCGATGGCATCATCACTTTTCTCAGAATGTTCAAACCCAACAATTTTCTTTTTTTCAAAATATTCTCTAAACTCCTTGCCTGTGCTAGTTCCTAAACCTTTATAATATTTTACCTTCCATCCTTTATTTTCATTTTCTTCCCTCCATTCATTATACTCGCCATCATTATAGAATTCTAATTCAACAGAACCCTTTTTAGCTTTTAATATAGGAGTGTTCATAAAACCAATGAATCCTGGTATGTTAGCGAGAGTTGGCCATTCGGATTGAAATAAATTGATACCTAATCCCTTAATATGACTACCATCTAAATCTTGGTCAGTCATAAATAAAACCTTACCATATCTTAAATTTTTATACACATCTTGAATTGTATTATATTTTTTACCAGTTTCCAACCCTAATATTTTTTTAATTTCTGTAATTTCTTTATTTTCAGAGATTTTTTTTACCGCTTCACCTCTTACATTGAGAATCTTTCCCTTCATAGGATACACACCAATGTTATTACGGTCTTCGGAAGATAATCCTGAAATAATACCTGCCTTAGCTGAATCACCTTCACAAAATATAATCATACATTCATTTGACTTTTCAGTGCCTGCCCAATTCGCATCTGTCAATTTAGGAATGCCTCTAATGCTTTTGCTCTTAGTTCCGTCTGTTTTTTTAGCTGCCTTGTTTTCTTTGACTTCGGTTAATTGTAAAGCTGCGTCCATAACGCCCATTTTTGCGACCTTTTCAATGAATTTATCACTTACATCACATTTGGAACCAAATTTAGATGAAGGAGTATTCATGTAGTCCTTAGTTTGACTGTCAAATGCTGGGTTTTCTATATCGCATCTTAAAAACAAAATTAGTTGTTCTTTAATGCTATTAGGATTCACCTTTACTTTTTTCTTTTTATCAATGAATTCAACTAATTTTCTTGTTATTTGGTTCAATATATATTCAACATGTTTTCCGCCTTTTGCGGTATGAATACCATTTACAAATGAAATTTGCGCGAACTCGTGTGTAGGGGTTAATGCGACCGCATATTCCCATCGTTCGCCATTGTCTTCATATACGCGCGGCGAAATGCTTTTATCTCCAATATACATATTAATATATTGTTCAAAATTTTTTACTGGAATTACTGCTGAATTGTATTTTACCTTAAGACTTTTATCAGTTATTGCTGCTACATCATACACGCGTTTTTTCAATAATGAAATAATATCAGGCGTAAGACCATTAATGCCAAGACGTTTATAATCTGGTTTGAAAACAATCTTCGTGTAAGGTTTCGTCTTACATTTAGTAATCGACGGCTTACATATTTCATCGAGATTATTTTTAAATTCTTGACGATATTTAAGACCTCTGATGTGGTCAACTGTCTCAACAGACCCATATGTTGACCAAATAAGAACAAGTTTGAACCCAAAACCATTTTTACCTCCAACAATTTTCTTTTCAGTTTTATCATAATTTGTAGATGTTCTTAGATGACCAAAAATCATCTCAGGAATCCATATTTTATGTTCAGGATGTTCTGCGACATCGATTCCATTTCCATCATTCATCATTGTAATAGTCCCATCTTCATCAATTGATATTTCAATATTAGAAACAGGAAGACAATTGTCTTGTTTATTATTAATCGCTTGTAGCATACGAACCACATGGTCACGGCAATTAACTATACCCTCGTCAAATAATTTGAATAACCCAGGAATATATTTCATATTTTTTTCAATAATTCTATCGCCTTTATCATCAAGAATCCATAAATCCGCATCGACTTCTTCAACAGAACCAATATAGGTATCTGGATTGTCTAGAATGTGTTGCTTATCTGTTTTCTGTTGGTATTTATTTGCGAGATTTAAGTCAGTAGTGTTCATTGTAATACTAGTATAAATTCTATTTATAGCTTTAAATAATTTCAATTTTTATTTATAACAATAATTAATTATAATAAATTAAAATTAAATAAATATCACAATTGATATTATTATGTATTCCCAAAGACAATTTACACCTGGTAAAAAATCGAATTCCAGTAAAATTATGTATGTAGCACAATATAATGCTTTAAATCCAACATTGCCAGAAATAACTTGTGCTTGCGTTGAAGACAAATATGATAAATTTACTATAGGTTCAGATTCTCCATCCGTAAGAGTTTCCAATAATATTAGAATTTCACAAGTAATTAAAAGCTCTTTAGGAGGAAATACTCAATATGGCAATTTTTATTTAGGTCAACCCTTACAGTTAAACTATTTAGGACGCACCGAGGGTATGCCTGGTGGTAGTGGAAGACCTCCAACAAATAAATTCTAAATGCGTTTTACATTTTCATTTAGAAGAAATAATATTTTCTCTTGTATTTTTATAATGACAAAGTTTTCTAGAACATCAACTGGCAAATATTCTGTTGCTGGCAAAACATATGAATCGTTAATTGGTAGTCGTGCTCAAGTATGGCACAGAACTGCTTATAAAACAACTGGTGGATTAACACACGCACACTTAATGAAGAACAAGGCTGGACATATTGTTTCAAAATCTAAGCACGCAAGCGCCAAGAGAGAGAAACGTCTTGTTAAAGCTGGTTTTTTGACAAAGAAAGGACACTTTGGCTTTATTAAAAATGGCAAGTCTAAGAAACAACGTGGAGGTGTTCATACTCCTGTTCACCATGCGGCTGCTCATCATGCTCCTGTTCACATGAAGAAAGGTGGAAATGCTGCTCACGGATTAGCTTTGCCCAAAGGTTTTGTTCCTGCTCATCCTGCTGTTACTATGAAGAAGGGTGGACGCAAACATCACGGGGGCTCTGGCGTTAACCTTCCTTTAAGTCCTTCTGCTTTTGATGGAAAGGGTGTTGGAACAAGTGGCGTTGACCTTCAATTTATTGCTGGCAATGCTAACTAAATTAAACAAATAAATTTATAAATTATAATGAAAATAATATATAACATTATAATTTATTTAAGGTGTAAATACCCAAGCTGTTTCAATAAAATTTTCATAAACTACATATTCAGAAAGTTTAAAATACAAATATTTTTCAAAATAACGTTTACTTACTATAAATTTATGTGCATTTAAATTACAATATATAGAATAATAATTATAAACATCATCAAATGATATTAAATTTAACTTGTAATTTTCTTTTATTTGTTCTTTAATATAATCAAAAGATTTATTAATATCAGTTATCTTATTCCATACACAACATGTAACATTTAATACATATTTATCTTCAATTATGTCTATTGAATGAAAAAAATGTTTCAGGATTTTTATTACATTCTCTTCAGAAATATTACCATTTGTCATTAATTGTTCTTGATTTTGTTTTGTCCAAAATTTAAACATTGAACAAATTTCATCAACTTCTAATTCATTGTCAAACGATTGTTCTTGACCAAAATTATTATTTGTAATTTTAATTGTATTTTCCCAAAATTTAATAAAATCGCTTTGAATAGGCAAATACTTACTTGTTATCCCTATGAATGAATCTGACTCTTCTTCATATTGATGTATTTCTCTTAAAATGGTTTTTAAATGATTTGAATAAATTACACTTGGTAGATTGTAATTAGAGAGAAATTGTTTCCAAATAAAATGTAAATTTTTCCATTCTATTTTCACATCATTTGAAGCTTCTATGATATATTTATTACTAAATTCTTTAACAATGGTTTCAGGAGTTGTTTTTTTAAGATAATATGAATAATTTTTAAGTTCTTCATCAGAATTATTCTCAATAAACTTATCAGAATTTTCATAACGTTTAGAATAATGAGCAGCTACACATAGCAAATCTAATCCTATTTTTTTTAGAATATCCCTCCACAATTCAAGAGAAAAAACCTCGTTAATTTTTATAAGACGACAATTATCGTATGTGTGATTCTCATGATATTTTGTCATAAAATTACATGTTGAATTACTATAACCAATAGACCCAAATGCTATATTGTCTAAATCAAATAATAATTTTTTCATTTTTGGAGTAACTAGAAATATTAGATTTGAGTTTTTTTTTAAAATATTATCTCCAATAATCGTCAAAAAGTATTTGGCACTGTTTTTTGATGAAAAAATCGATGGATATAAAACATTAAGAATATTTTGAATTGTATCTGTTTCAGGAATAGAATTAAATAAACTTCTCTCTTTTATTTGTTTTATAATGTTTATTTTTGTTTTGTATTTCCAATCTAACAGAATTCTATCTTTAGATATTGTGGATAATAGTTTGTGTATAACATCATCTTCTTTAACTATAAAATAATTAGTGCCATTGTATTCATAAAAAAAATTATTACTTGACAAATAAAAATATTGATTTTTACTTAGAAAAACTTGTATAAATACTTGTTGTTCAGTTGTTAAATATGTGTTACGATTTTGTCTTTTTTCATAATTTTTTAATTCATTTTCGAGTGTATTTGGTAGATAATTTATAATATGATTATGTATGCGATGAAACATATAATCACGGTGTTCATTTTCTTTATATTTGTTTAACAGTTCTACGATTGTATTATAGCATTTTTGTTCTATTTCTTTATTGTCATAAGACATTCTAACATTTTTACTCTCTTATTTTTAAATTAGTTTTTAAATTATATTATATAATATATTATAAATTAGTATAGGGATGAATATAAACTTGCGTTATTTACCCAAACGTTTAACAAAAAAGGACAAAAAACGACAAATTAAAATGTTAAATAAATCTAAAAAATTATATAAAAAGGGTTTTTATTACACAAGAAAAAAACTTCCATCATTTACATCTAAAAAATCACAACATATAATAAAAGCTGAAAAGATGTATGGTGTTAGCTCAATTGGCGCAACGAATGAATTGTCAAAAGCAACTGGCTGCACAAAACGTGCTTTATCGAAAATTATCAATAAGGGTGCTGGAGCATATTATTCATCTGGTTCAAGACCAAATCAAACACCACAATCTTGGGGAGTAGCACGATTAGCAAGTTCAATTACAGGTGGAAAAGCGTCGGCCGTGGATTTTGATATTTTAGAAAAAGGTTGCAAACCAAAAAGTAAGGCGTTATCTTTAGCAAAACGTGCCAAAAAAGTGTATAATTATGGAAGGCGAAGAGCGCCTAAAATTGTTGTATAGTCACTAAATTATTTTTATTTAAGAATTCGTTAAATTTTAATTCATAAATAATTTAATTGCGTAAGTATTTAAAGATTTTAAGTTAAATTTTAATACAATGAATTCATTATCAAATAAAAATCAGGTTACAACGCAAACTGAAGGAAATGTCTTAACTATTAAGACAGTTCAAATATCACCTTTTAGAACTCTGATGACAGCTCTTAAGGATATTTTATTAGAAACAAATATTACTTTTGAACCTGATGGAATTCGAATTATTAATATGGATAAATCACATACTATTTTAGCTCATTTGTATTTAGCTGCGCATAATTTTGAGTTTTATGAATGTAAAAAAGAGAAGATTATTATTGGTGTTAATATGTTTCATCTTTTTAAATTGATTAATTCAATTGATAATGATGATACATTAACTATTTACATTGAAAATGCTGATTATGTTGATGGAATTGTCTCTCATTTAGCTTTGAAATTTGAGAATGGTGAAATTAAACAATGTAAAACACAAAAATTAAGGTTAATAGAACCTGAGCCTGAAGAGCTTCAATATCCTGATGTTAAATTTTCGTCTATAATTAACTTACCGTCTGCTGATTTTCAAAAAATTATTCGCGACCTTTCATGTATTTCAGATAAATTGGAAATCAAATCTGTAGGAAATGAATTAATATTTAAATGCTCTGGACAATTCGCATCAGCTGAAATCCATCGAGCTGAATCTGATGGTAGTATGGGGTTTATTTTGAAGCAAGATTCGTCAAAGGTAATTCAAGGAGAATTTTCTCTTAAAAATTTGGGTTATTTTATTAAATGTACAAATCTTTGCTCTCAAATTGAGGTATATTTAGAAAATGATTTGCCATTGGTTGTCAAGTATGATGTAGCTTCACTTGGTAGTATAAAGTTATGCCTTGCGCAATTACCTTCATGTTAATTTATTTTTATGTAAGCCCTTAAATAAACCAAAATATTATTGTGTTTTATAAAATTATAATATTTTTTTAATTATATATGTCAAGAAATTTTAGAGATTATAATCAATATTTAGCTTCTCAACAATGTTGTAATTTAAAAGGAAAAGGACCTCCTGGACCTCAAGGATATCCAGGCATTGATTCTGTAGGACCTCTTGGTTTTCATGGAGCTACTGGACTTACAGGATTTCGGGGAGCAACAGGAGTAGGTTGTATAGGTGCTACAGGTGCTCCAGGCGCTCAAGGGGCTCCAGGGGCTCCTGGGGGACCACAAGGGACTACTGGCGCTCAAGGGGCTACAGGAGTAGGACCACAAGGACCTGAGGGAGCTACTGGTTCTCCAGGGGCTACGGGTGCTCAAGGTGCTACAGGTTCTCTAGGTGCTACTGGTCTTCAAGGAGCTACTGGAGCTCCAGGTGCTACAGGTTCTCCAGGTGCTACTGGTGTTACTGGTAGTCAAGGTGTTACGGGTAGTCAAGGTGCTACTGGTGTTCAAGGTGCTACTGGTGTTCAAGGTGCTACTGGCAGTCAAGGTGCTACTGGCAGTCAAGGTGCTACGGGTAGTCAAGGTGCTACTGGTTCTCAAGGTGCTACTGGTTCTCAAGGTGCTACTGGTTCTCAAGGTGCTACTGGTTCTCAAGGTGCTACTGGTGCTACAGGTAGTCAAGGAACTACTGGTTCTCAAGGTGCTACAGGCAGTAAAGGGTCTACTGGTGCTCAAGGAGCTAGTGGTAGTCAAGGAGCTAGTGGTAGTCAAGGAGCTATAGGTAGTCAAGGAGCTACAGGTAGTCAAGGAGCTATAGGTAGTCAAGGAGCTACAGGCAGTCAAGGAGCTACAGGCAGTCAAGGAGCTACAGGAGCTACTGGACCTCAAGGCAATACGGGCGCTCAAGGAGCTACAGGTGCTCAAGGTTCTACTGGCAGTCAAGGAAATACGGGTGTTCAAGGAGCTACAGGTCCTCAAGGTTCTACTGGCAGTCAAGGAAATACGGGTTCTCAAGGAGCTACAGGTTCTCAAGGAGCTACGGGCAGTCAAGGAGCTACTGGCAGTCAAGGCAATACGGGTGCTCAAGGAGCTACTGGCAGTCAAGGCAATACAGGTGTTCAAGGAGCTACTGGACCTCAAGGCAATACAGGTGCTCAAGGAGCTACTGGTTATCAGGGAGCTACGGGAACTCGAGGAGCTACAGGCAGTCAAGGCGTTGCGGGTGCTCAAGGAGCTACAGGTGCTACAGGTTCTCAAGGTGCTCGAGGAGCTACAGGCGTTCAAGGTTCTACAGGAGCTTGGGGAAATTCAAATTATTATATTTTATTATCAAATCAATCAATCCCTTCATTACCATCAATATCAGACATAAATATAGCAGCAAATCAAGTAACATTATCATATAGTTATGCTAATGCACAAACATTTTTTTCAATTGCAGGTCCTAATCAACCAGCTGATTATTTTTGTGGTAAAAATGTATATGATTTAAGTTTGTATAAATGTAGTAATCAGCCTGTTGCTGGTGCGGTTCATCCAAATGGATTTACTTCACAGATTTATAACAACCCATCAGGAGGTAGTATTACTGACCCTTTATTGCCTTGTTTAATTTCTCCTGGAAGTTACATATGTTATATAACTAGCAGCACCCTCGGAGAGGTTTTGCCTTTTGCGCCAGTGTATATAGAGTGGTATTGGGTTGGTTATGCTAAGGTTGATAGCACAGTTCTAAAAGTATCTCCTGTTAGTGGGGTTATGAAATTTTGTGCTACTATAGAATATTTACAAAATTGTTATTACATAAATGGTGGTAGATATACAAATGGTCCAGTTTTTCAATATGGAATACCATTATTAATACCATGTAATCATACACTTCAACCATAATTTAAAATCCAATATTTTGTAATAAAGTAAATATTTTAAATTTATAATATTTTTTTTATTATATATGTCAAGATTTTTTAATAATTATAAACAATATTTAGGTTCTAAAAAATGTTATGATTTAATTAGTGGTGTTCAAGGACCTCCTGGCGTAGATGGGTTAGGCAAACAAGGATTTCAAGGTGCTACAGGCGCACAGGGTATGCATGGTATTACGGGACAAGGCGTTAAAGGTAACACGGGTTACATCGGTCCTCAAGGAGATACAGGTATGCCAGGAGGTCAATACGGTGCTACTGGAACTCAAGGTGCTACTGGAACTCAAGGTGCTACTGGAACTCAAGTTATAGGACCACAAGGAAATACAGGGTTACAAGGCATAACTGGTATATCTAGTACTGGACCTACAGGATTACAAGGTGCCACAGGTTCACAAGGAGCTACAGGATTAGCTGGTTCACAAGGAGCTACAGGTGCTCAAGGTGCTACTGGTGCTCAAGGTGCTACTGGTGCTCAAGGTGCTACTGGTACTCAAGGTGCTACTGGTACTCAAGGTGCTACGGGTACTCAAGGCGCTACGGGTACTCAAGGTGCTACTGGAGCTCCAGGTGCTACTGGTACTCAAGGTGCTACTGGTTCTCTAGGTGCTACTGGTTCTCTAGGCGCTACTGGACCTCAAGGCGCTACTGGTCTTCAAGGTGCTACTGGAGCTCCAGGTGCTACAGGTTCTCCTGGTTCTCCAGGCGCTACAGGTGGTCCAGGCTCTACTGGTCCTCAAGGTGCTACAGGTTCTCCAGGCGCCACTGGAGATCCAGGGCCTACTGGACCTCAAGGCGCTACAGGTTCTCAAGGTGCTACAGGTTCTCAAGGTGCCACTGGTCCTCAAGGTGCTACAGGTTCTCAAGGTGCCACTGGTCCTCAAGGTGCTACAGGTTCTCAAGGTGCCACTGGTCCTCAAGGTAATACTGGTCCTCAAGGTGCCACTGGACTTCAAGGTGCTACTGGCAATCAAGGTGCTACTGGCAATCAAGGTGCTACTGGACCTCAAGGCGCTACAGGTTCTCAAGGCGCTACGGGTCCTCAAGGTGCTACTGGGTCACAAGGTGCTACTGGGTCACAAGGTGCTACTGGTGTAAAAGGTGCTACTGGACCTCAAGGTGCTACTGGACCTCAAGGCGCTACTGGACCTCAAGGCGCTACAGGTTCTCAAGGCGCTACGGGTCCTCAAGGTGCTACTGGGTCACAAGGTGCTACTGGGTCACAAGGTGCTACTGGCGCTCAAGGTGCTACTGGCGCTATCGTCACTGTCTTGCCAAATTTTTTATTAGGTCTTCAAATAGTCCCCTATTTAAGAGGCGGGACTGGGTTTATAGTTAGTCCATCATTAAATTATTCTTATGCAAATACTACAAATGTTGGTAGTCAAGGCAGTCAAGCTAATTGTGGAGTTAGTCAGGAATATAGATATGTATTATTTGATTGTGCATCACTTACTCCTACGGGCACTAATACAGCAGCTCACTCATATGGAATAGTTTGTGAACCTCAAGTTGCTGTTTTAAAAACTTTCAATGATAGTATTAGTTATGCGTGTTTAATAACTGCTTGTGGTGCTGGCGGAAATGCTCCGCCAGGAAGTCCAGCATATATTGAATGGCACTGGTATGGTTATACATATCAAATAGGTTCAACAGGTAGTCAAGGCTCACAAACAGAACCATATCGTTATAATGGCACAATGAAATTTTGTGCTACTCAAAAATATTTACAAAATTGTTATAACATAAATGGTAATCAATATGTTAATAATGGTGCGACTGGTGTTTTTAAATATGGAATACCAATGTTAATACAAGGTAATGAATCAATTTAATTATGTTTAATATTTAATAAAAAGTATTAAAAATAAAATATTTTTTTAATTATATATGTCAATAAATTTTAAATTTCATAAACAAAACCTAGGTTCTCAAAGATGTAACAATTTTGCAATTAATGGTAGTCAAGGTCCACAAGGCATTTCTGCTATAGGTCCGATGGGTAATCAAGGTTCTACAGGTAGTCAAGGTTTTCAAGGAGCTACTGGAAGAGGTTGTAGAGGTGAAGTTGGTCCTCAAGGTTTTCAGGGTGCGCAAGGCCCATCAACTGGATTACAAGGTGCCACAGGTTCACAAGGTGCTACAGGATTAGCTGGTTCACAAGGTGCTACAGGTGCTCAAGGTGCTACAGGTGCTCAAGGTGCTACAGGTGCTCAAGGTGCTACTGGGTCAATAGGTAGTCAAGGTGCTACTGGGTCAATAGGTAGTCAAGGTGCTACTGGTGCTCAAGGTGCTACTGGGTCAATAGGTAGTCAAGGTTTAACAGGTAGTCAAGGTTTAACAGGTAGTCAAGGTTTAACGGGCAGCCAAGGGTCAACGGGTAGCCAAGGGTCAACGGGTAGCCAAGGGTCAACGGGTAGCCAAGGGTCAACGGG